ACAGGAAAAAGCTGAGTTTAGAGGTGCCACTGCTCTTTTTAACAATGCCTTTGCTGACCTGAGTGCAGGTTTAGATACAAATGTAATTCAATTAGCATATGCGATTGCAAAAGCTAATGAGGAGGGTGGCAGATTTTCTGTAAGTGATATTCAGTTTGCTATGCAATCCATTGGTAATGGAGCTGATGTAAGTCAATTTAATTCTCGTTTAAATACTTTAGGTAAACGTCTAAGTGCGAATGCTTACAAAAAAGCAGTTGCAGAATATAACGACATGGCAAGAAGTCCAAGAGATTATATTAGAAGAGACGCAGAATATAGGTTAAAAAACGAAACTTTTAAACGTATTGAACAAAATTATTTTTTCTACAAAAACCCTGAAGAATTTATAAAAGAAGAAAATAAAAAAATTAAAGAAAATTTAGAAAAAGAAAGAAAAATTCAAAAGGAGTCTTTTGAAGATAAATTAAGACTAAAAAACGAAGAAAAAGGAAAAGGTAAATAAATATGAAAACAGTTAGTGAAGTTAGAGAGGAATTTCCTGATATTTCAAATAATTTATCTGACGATGAGTTAGCTGATTTTATTATTCAAGATCAAAATGAACTTAATAAAAAAAGTTTTTTAGAACCTGTAGACTATTATGAGAGTTTAAAATTAATTCATCCATCAAGTAAATTCGTAAACGTAAAAAATTATAAAAACACTTTAGATCAAGATTTTAAAAATGAAAAAAGTGACTTAGAGTTAGCCCGTGATGCATACGAAAAAATGACAAGGTTCTACGGAACAGGAGTTGACTTTCCAACTTTTGCAAATGAATTTGCACCTAGATTTAAAAGGACTCTTAAAGATGATGTAGCTATACCAAGCCCATATAGTAAATTTGAATTACTTGAAGCTAGAGGTATAGAAACACAGCCAGAAACCACGATTAATAAGGGTAGGTTAGCAGGAAGTTTTGCAGTTGATGATGAAAATAAAATTAAGGCACTAGAGGATATTGGTGCAAGTTACTTTCCTAATTCAGGTGGAATAAAAATTTTTAGAGATGAATTATCAGGTGAACTTGTTTTTAGAAATCCTAAAACAAAACAAATTCAAACAGTGAACAAAGCAGGACTTGACTTAGGTGATCTTGGTTCAGTAGCAGGTGATACGGGTGTCGCAGCAATAGAGTTTTTAGGAAGTTTAGCAGGTGCTCCACTAGGACCCTATGGCAGTGTTGCTTCTGGTGCTCTAAGTGCTCAAGGTGCTGAAATGGGTCGTATACTTTTAGGTCAAAAATTATTTGGTATTAACCAAGATATACAGACTTTGGGTGATTACACAGCAGAAGCTGCGGACACAGGTTTGTCTTCGCTTGCGTTTGGTACAGCGGGTGAAACAGGCTTATTGGCCTTTAAAAGATTACAAAAAAGTATGGGCAGAGGTAGCATTACACCCGACGATTTGGATGGATTAGTTAAAAGTGCTGCTGAAAAAAGATTAATAGTTGATAAATTAAATGACAAGCTAGCTGAAAGAGGTATTAAAGAAAGAATAAAATTAAGTGTTGCAAAAGCAACAGATGATCCTGAATTACAAGCACATTTTAATGCCTTAGAAACAGATTCTACCAAGGGTAAAAAGAGTATGATGAAAAAATTCAATAATGAAAATGCATTAGCTTTAAAAAAATACTTTGAAATTATGAATGATGGTTTTACATCCAAAAATCTTTTTGATAAAAATTATCAAGGTCGAACAAAATCTTTACAAAAAATGTATGATTTTATTCTTGATACAAATACGGCAGACCACAAGACAATAATGACTCAACTTGCAAAATCTAAAAATGATCTTACTGATGAAGTAATAGCTTTGCCATCAGGTGGAATTAAAGAAGGTGGTGCGACTGTTAGAAACTCTGTCCAAAAATTATTTGATTTAAGAAGAAAAAATTTTGATACTAAATTTGAATTATTGTTTAAAGCCACTGATGGTCAACGTTCTATAAATACAGATTTAATTGCTAAAGCAGTTAATACAATACAAGGTGAAAAAAAGAAAACTCTCTTTGCTATGTATCCAGATTTAAATAATTTAATTACATTAAGTAAAGATGGTAAAAAAATTAAAGACATTGATTTACGTACAGCTCACAACACCATAAGAGATTTACTTAGACACAATAGAAATTTACAAAAAGGGCAAATTGTAACTGAAACGGCTCCAGATCAAACAGCTATAAATAGAATCGTTGATAGTTTTTATAAACAAATGCAACAGGATTTAGGTGCAGATGATAGATGGTATGGCATCTATACACGTAACAGAAATGATTTTAGGGATAATAAACAGCTTTATGGTAAAGTGCTTGGAAAGATAATTGAAAAAGATAGAGGCCGCCTTAAAATTGCTGATGAAGATGTTTTTGATACGAGTTTTAAAAAGAATGCCCCAGGTCAAGAAGAGAGAATTGACGATTTAATGATAGTTTTAAATAAAGACTCTGATGCATTAAACACTTACAAAAAAAATATATTGGAGTTTTACAATGATCAAGTGGATCCTTTTCGTACAGGAAAAATAGATGCACAAAAGCATAAAGAATTTATGAAAGATTATGATTATAGTCTTAAAAGCGTTTTTGGCAAAGATGGAGCACAAGAGATAAATAAAATAGGATCTTTGCAAAAAAAAATTGATGAAATTTCAGAAATTGAAAAAGAAACTATAGAATCATTGAAAAAAACAACAGCAGGTCAAGTCGTGCAAAGACAACCAGAAGAATTATTTAATTTTGTTTTTAAAGGTGGGGATTTTGGTGGAGCTAATACTCAAAAGCTAAAAGATGTGATGGACATATTAAAAAAAGACGATCAATTAAAGAAAGAATTTCAAGAGCATGCAGTTGAAAAAATGCTTTTTGATACTACAAAAAGAAATTCATTTGAATTTATTCCTGGTAAATTATCAGATTTTTTAAATAAAAATGAGCAAAATCTTAGAATTGTTTTTGAAGATAATCCTCAATATATGAAAAATTTACTTGAATTTGAAGACATTTTAAATACGTTACAAAAAACAACTTCAGACAAACCCGCTGAGAAGTTAAAGGGTCCACTAAATGATATATTACGAACCAGAGTAGGAATGTTCACAACAGCAGGTAGAACTATGACTGCGGGGGTAAAACTTGCACGTTCTGTTTTGGATGAACGCATGTATAGATTTTTAACTGATCCAGAAGCTTTAGATAAATTAGTAGAATTTTCAAAAAAACCAAAAAAATATTGGGAGACTAATAAGGGTAGGGCAATGGTGACAGATTTATTTGGAACTATACCTTTTATTATGGGTATATATGGAGAGGGAGTGAGTCCTGATTCAGATATAGAGGATGTTGATTTACCTATTCAAAAACAAACTTTTCCCAACGAAAATGATCAAGTAGACGATCAATCTGCAGCACCTTCACCAACAGTTGACATGTTCGCTATGGAACAAATGCCACGACCCACGGCACCCGCTCCAGTGACACCACCTCCTGTACAACAACCACAACCTGCAGGAATCGCAGCTTTGCCAGCCGATAGAGGACAAACTTATGCAGGATTATTTCCAAACGATCCATCGGGACAAATGATAGCACAGAGAGGTAGACAAAATGCCTGAACCTAGAACAACCAAAGAGCATATAATTTCACTGTACGGTCATATACAAGGTGTAAAAAAAGAAGTGACTAATATAAAAGAAAATCACTTAGCACATATGCATCAAGATATAGATAAACTTGGAGCAAAAGTCGATAAGTTGTTATTTTGGATGATGAGTGGTATGCTCACTATTATAGTAACAATAGTAGGACTTGTCATATGGACCCAATAAGTATCGCAACTTCCGCATTCGCAGCAATTAAATCTGGTATTTCTGTAGGAAAAGAATTACACAGTTTGTCTGGACAAATAATTAAATTTGTTAAGCAAATGAATGTTGTGGAGGAAGAGCACAAAAAAGAAAAATCAAAATGGTTTACTTCTTCAAATGAAGAAGCTCTTGATACATATTTTAAATTAAAACAAGTTCATGATATGGAGAACCAGCTTAGAGAAATGTTTATGTTATATGGAGCTCCAAATGCATGGAGTGAATTTGTTGCAATCAGAACTGATATTAAGAAAAAAAGAATAGCAGCAATTGCACAAAAGAAAAAAGAGAGAGAACAATTTTTGATGTATTGTGCCTATTCAGCACTTGCGATTTCGTTAATTGGATTAATAACTCTTTTGCTTATGAACTCCAGTTTTTTTAAAAACTAGCCAAAAAACGTCCTGTTTTAAGAGCCATACACGAAAAGTTTTTACCTTCCTAATGGTTTACTACCTACCTAAAATAGACTAATATATTCTAAGTTAACTACAACAAACCTATAGGAGAAAATAATGAGAAAACGTATGAAATCTAAAGGCTATGCCAAAGGCGGAGCTAAAATGATGAAAGCTATGCGTGGTAAAATGGCCAAAGGTTATGCTAAAGGCGGAGCTAAAATGATGAAAGCCATGGGCGGTCGTATGATGGCTAAAGGCATGGCAAAAGGCGGAGCTAAAAAAACTAAAGCTATGACTGTTGCTCAACTAAGAGCTATGGCTAAGAAAAAAGGAATGAAGTTAGTTAAGGCATAATTTACTTGCTAATTTTTTTTTAGATCTTAATATGGGGTATGCCTTATTTAATAAGTAATATACCCTATTTTAAGGTATGGGTAAGAAAAGAATTTACCCACAATCACAGAAAGTATCATGGAGAGTTTTTACATGGTTTGGCAATCGCTGTAAATTGTGTACCAGATCGTTGTTTAAGCTTTCAAGTTATTTTTACTGGATGTGAAGACGAAGATAATAGACTGGAGAATCCCCATGGTGGAGCAATGTGGGCTAGAGTGCCTATAACTGCTCTTGTAGCTGATGAGCCTTTGGATGAATTTCCCCCACCCATACAAACTCATTTAGCTCAACCGTGGGATTGCTCTTCAAGAGGACATGAAGTTATTGTTTTTGACAGAACTTCATCAAGTCCTTGGCTTTGTAAAATTGATGGCGAATTTTACACAGGTCAATATTATATGACAGTTGACTATACAGGTTCAGAAATAGCAGATGATCCAGCTCAACATAAACAATCTCATATTCTAAGACTTACAAACGGCCCTTGGAATGGTTGTATTGTTGCTTTACCTAACAATAGAGTTCGAGTAACATCTCCTGCTATGTGGGTTACAGGTAATGGTCCTCCTGATTTTGTTCCATCTCAATGGAAACACAGTGCTGAGAGCGATGATAGCTATATGGATTGGAAAAATACCTTTAACAATCTATATGCAGAAGACGATGAAGATAATAAGAAGTGATAAAAGTTTTTCAATCACTGGTTTTAGAATAAATAAAAAATATAATTACAAAGAGTTTACCAGAAACGATGAAGAAACAGGTAGAACATACAATGTTGGTAAGCTAAAAATACCCTCTGTGACGACAATCTTATCTGCAACCCAAAGTCCAGAAAAACAAAAAGCTTTGCAAGCCTGGAGAGAACGTGTTGGATTTGATGAAGCTACACGAGTCACGATCCAAGCAGCAACAAGAGGAACTGAAATGCATTATATTATGGAACAATATCTACAGGGTAAAGGTTATTTAAATTTATCTGAAAAAGGTGCCTTACCACGAATGATGGCTCACACAATTGTATCTAATCTTGACAAACTAAGCGAGGTCTATGGTACTGAAGTCAGCTTGCACTATGAAGATAAATGGGCAGGTTCTAGCGATGCAGTTGGATATTACAATGATAAACCAACAATAATTGATTTTAAGCAATCTAATAAACCTAAACGAGAAGAATGGATTGAAGATTATTATTATCAGATTGCCGCCTATGCCTTAGCGCATAAAAAAAACTTTGGTGATATTAAACAAGGTTTAATTTGTGTTTGTACAAAAGATCTATTGTATCAAGGGTTTTTGGTCAATGAAGAATTATTAGCAGAGTATGAAAAGAAATGGTTTGCAAGGGTAGATGAATATTACAAAAAAAAAGGGGATATGAAATAAATCAAATCCCCTTTAAGCCTGATAGACTTCATCGACAATTGTAATTTATATAATAACACTCAAATTATAAGATGCAAGTTTTTTTTATAAAAATTTTAAAACTTCTTCACCTAGAGTTTGAGCACTTAATTTCATCTTTTGATTAAGTGTCTTTAAAACAAAATCATCTAAAGTTTTGTCTGCAACTAAATCAATATATGTAACACTTTTCTTTTGTCCATGACGGTGTGCTCGATCCTCTGATTGTTGCCTTACCTCAAGATTAAAAGAATTATTAAAATAAATTATTGTGCTTGCCGCAGTTAAAGTAAGGCCATAACCACCCACGGTAGGATTACCCACCAAAAATCTAACCTTATCGTTTTTTTGAAAATCTTGCACAGCAGATGTTCTGGATTCTAAACTTACTATACCATGAATTTGCACTGTTGAATCAGAGCCATATTTTTTTTGTAAAGCATTGACAATCTCATTTATACTATGAACAAACGTTGACCAAATAATAACTTTACCCTCTGTTTCATCTAATATATTTAACAACTCAATTAATTTTGCATTTGGTAATGTTTTTGTTTCGCCATCGTCTGTTTTGACAAACCCACAACAAACTTGTTGTAACTTATTGATTTCAGTAAGTTTATTGTTATAACTAGCCATGTCATCTTCAATTACTGTTCTACAAAATTGTTTCAGATCGTTATAAATTTCTTGTTGAGGTCTTGACAAAGTTACTATTCGTTTCTCATAAATTTTAGGGGGTAAGTCTAAACATTCGTCTTTTCTTACTCTAAAAGAAAACGATTTTAATTTATCTTCTAGCTCATCTAAATTTGTATAGTATATGGGTATCATTACATTTTTATTACCACCAACTTGTATTTGTTTCATTACAGAATAACGAGCCCTAAAAACAAAATAATTATTAAATCCTAATAATCCTTGCTTTAAAAAATCACATTGGCTATAAAGATCTAAAGGAGATTTTGTAATTGGAGAACCTGTTAAAATTCTTTTGTAAACTGACTGTCGGCATAACTGTATTACATTTTTTGCTCGTTTGGCTTGTCTGTTCTTTATAGTCGTTGATTCATCCACAATTGTACACATTGTTTTGCCATATTGATTCATAATATTTTTTAATATGTTCGCTCCAGACTGATGAGAAAAAGCCTCGACATTAATTAAATAAAAATTAAGTTTTGTTTTATCTTGAACAAATTTTTTATCCATTTTGTGTGTATTTATGTGACACTGGAAAGGTGCATGTAAATGTATTTCATCAATCCAATTTCTATAAACAGAATTTGGTGCAATAACTACAACTGTATTTATTTTTTTTTGTTGAAATAAATAACAAACATTGTCGATTGCTACCTTAGTTTTTCCTGTTCCCATCTCCATAAAGTAAGCAAAATTATATGCCTCTGCACCACGCTGTAATGCTTGTATTTGGTGCTTAAACGGTTTAGTTTTGTATTCGTAGTTTTGCATTCGTCCCATAATAATATCAATATCTTAACTTTTTTTCTTGACTTTACAAATAAAAAAAATTAATTTCAAAAAATGTTCATACTAAAATGAACTGTAACTAAAGGGAGGTCCTTATGGACTTAGAGCAAGAATCCACGCTCATAAATGTGGATACAGATAAGGTTAAAAGCTTATCTCAACTTTGCGGTAGGTTATTGGATCTTCAGGAACAAGCGAGACGAATCGAGGATAACTTAAAAAGTAAAAACGATGAAATTCGCGTGCTTTCTGAACAAGAGATTCCAAACCTTATGCAAGAAGCTGGCGTATCAGAGTTTAAATTAGCAGATGGCTCATCTGTTTCTGTTAAACCTTTTTATGCCGCTAAAATTCCTGTTTCCAAAACTAATGAAGCTTTTCAATGGCTTATAGGTAATGGGTATGGGGATTTAATTAAAAACACTGTGTCTTTAAACTTTGGAAAATCAGAGGACAATGTAGCTAATTCACTTGTTGAAGATTTAAAAAGTAAAGGACACAACGTATCTCAAAAGAAAAAAGTAGAACCACAGACCTTGAAAGCTTTTGTTAAAGAAGCAATTCAAAATGGTCAAAATGTTCCTATGGATTTATTTGGGGTATATATATCAAACAAAACGACTATTAAAACCAAGGAGTAATAAACATGAATGAAGTCGCAAAAAAACAAGAGTCACTTCCTACTCTTACAAATCTGGAAGAATTTTCTGGTCAAGGCACGGAAAACATCACAGCTCGTGATACAAAATTACCAATATTAAAAATACTTTATGCTAACTCACCTGTTCTTGATGACAGTGATGGCAAGTATAATGAAAAAGCAAAACAAGGAGATATTTACAATGAAGTAACAGGTTCTCTTTATAAAAGTAAAGAGGGTGTTTATGTTGTACCTTGCCTTTTTATAAATACTTTTAATGAATGGGCTGACCGCGGCGATAGTCCAGGTAGACCTATTCAAATACACACTGATCAATCGATAATGAATAAAACCAACAGAGCAGACGATGGTAAAGATCGTTTAGAAAATGGACATTATGTTGAAGATACGGGTAACCACTTTGTATACATTTTGGATAAAAACTTTAATCCTATTGAAAGTGCTTTGATTACTATGAAATCAACGCAAAAAAAGAAATCCAAGCTTTGGAATTCTATGATGCAATCCAAAAGATTAAAAGGTAAGAATGGATACTTTATTCCCCCTTCTTGGGCTAGTGTTTATAAATTAACTACAACCAAAGAGTCTGGTGGTGGTAATAATTGGTTTGGATGGGTTGTTGAATTTGTTAAATTTTTGGACAAACCAGAGGATAGTGGCACTTTAGAAATTACAAAAGGTTTCTATGAAGGTGCTAAAGAGTCTGATATTTTTGGTAAAGTAGAATTTGCTGAAGATAAAAATAAAATAGTAAAAGAAGACGTTCCTTTTTAAGTCATGCAAAAGGAGTTGTTGTCGTTGTTTCAAGGCGATGACTCCCGTTATCTCAAGTCCTCTCTTACGGGGGAGGACGATGAGAGGGGTAAGCGACAAGCTAGCTATGTCACTGTTCACGAACCTGTAACGGAAGAAGTTTGGAAACAACATTTAGAAGGTAAAATTAGACTAGGCCTTAGACCAGAAATAGACAATAATTGTTGGTGGGGTTGTATTGATGTAGATCCTAATAATTACAAGGATTACTCAGAAAAAAAATATGTAGAGATTATTAAAAAGTATTCTTTACCTTTTGTGCCTGTCAAGTCTAAATCTGGAGGTCTGCATATCTTTATTTTCTTTACAGAGCCCGCAGATATAAAAAAAGTTACGACAAAGTTAGCAGAGATAAATGAAGAATATTTTTTAGCGCAAGAAATATTTCCGTGCAATAAGGCAGTTAATATGCCTTACCACAATATGAATGCATCAATGGAGTTTGCCTTTGATGAAAACAATACACCTATTATGGTTGGTCGTTTTATAACACTAGCCAATGAAAAAAAGATTAAACCAACAGATTTTTTTAATTTAAAAGTTCAAGAGTATCAGGCAGAAAGCGAATGGAAACATTACCCTCCATGTGTACAAAAACTTATTCAAGAGGGGTGGTCTGGTAACAATAGAAATAATTTTTTATTTAACGTTTTAGTTTTAGAGATGAAAAAAAATAATTCATTAAGCACACAACAAATAGAAGACATCGCCTTACAAAGAAACAATCAAATATTTACACAACCTTTGCCAAGAACTGAAGTAGTGCAACTATCGAAATCCGTGCACAAAGGAGGTTATCAGTTTCAATGCCCTCCAAAACATCCAGAGTATGGCCCTATTTGTAATAAAGAATTATGTAAGACAAGAAGATTAGGCATAGGAGAAGCAGTACCAGAGATCGTAGAAGCTTTTGAAAATATCACGTATATACAAGATACTAAAAGTGTATGGTATGAATTTGATTTTAAAGGTTCTCGAATTACAGTTACACCAGAAGATATGAAGGATGAAAAATCTTTTAGAGTTAGATTATTAAGAAACAGAGTTTATTGGTTGACCTTACCAAAGGCACGAAAAGGGCCAGACCCATTTGAATTATTAATGAAGAATATTGTTGAAAAAGCAGAAGAATCTACAGATCATTTGTACACAGATACAGTTGAAGAGGAGAGATACTCTGTGCTCAAAGATTTTTTTGAATCACACATTGAACAAGATAAGTTTGACAAACTAAAAGATGGTTATGTTGTCTTGGATTCTAAATCAAATATATGTTATTTTAAAAAACTTACCCTTGATAAGTTTCTCAAGAAACACGCCTCACGAACCTTTACTACTACTGCTGATGCATTACGTATGTTAAAATGTAAACGAACAGATTATAAAGAAGGTGAAAAAAATGTTTGGTTTGTTGAAATGCCAGAATTTGTAAATCATCAAAGTATTAGAAAACCAGTTAATAAAAACGATAAATCTGAAATGGATGAAGATTACCATGATAAATTCAGGACTGCACAAGCAAAAGAGTCTGAACAAAAAAACAATTAAGATATTTGGGCCACCTGGTACAGGTAAGACATATACTTTAATTGAAAGAGTTTTGAAAAAATACCTACGTATGGGTGTTCACCCAAAAGATATAGCGTTTATCTCATTTACAAACAAAGCAGTTGACACCGCTAGAGATCGTGCTTTATCAGCTTTCCCTCAGTATGATATGGATGACTTTCAAAGGTTTAAAACTCTGCATAAGTATTGTCGAAGATATTTTGAAGAAGAGGTATTTGATCCAAAAAACTGTATGCTAGACTTTGCTTTACAGACAAAGATAATCAAAACATCGGACAAACGATTATCAGACGATGGCTTTCTCTACAAAGATTGGTCGTTAGGTATATACGATAAAGCCAGAAATATGATGCAAGATCCTAAACTTGTTTACAAACAAGAGAGTTATAAAAAAGATAATCTAGATATATTTTTACGAAAGATTGATACCTATGAGCATTATAAGAAAGACTCATTTATTGATTTTACAGATATGATTGAAAGGGCTATTGATGAAGTTGAGTTTCCTCCACTGGAGGTGCTTATATTAGATGAAGCTCAAGATTTTACACCTTTGCAGTGGTCAGTAATTTATAAAATGGTAGATAAGGTTAAACGTATTTATCTGGCGGGAGATGATGACCAAGGTATTTACAAATGGAATGGCGCAGATCCAAAATATTTTACAACTTATTTTCCTGGTAGGGAGGTTGTACTCCGACAAACTAGACGCTTTGGTAAAGAAATTTATAAGTTTTCACAGATTATAAGACGCGGTATTTTTGATAGTGTTGACAAAGATTATGTGCATACAGAAAAAGATAGCTACATTAAACGATATTTAAATTTTAATGAGGTGCCCTTTGATCAGTGCGAAGGCACTTGGTATATATTAGGTCGTGTGCACTCTAGTGTAACAGAACTCAAGATGGCAGCTAAAAGTTCTGGTCTTTATTTTTCAGACAACAAAGGTAATAAATCTTTTGACTCTAAACAATGGCAAGCCATTAAGTCGTGGACGACTATTTCTAATGGCAAAACAATAACACGTGATGCCGCAGAAAACATGTATCGTTACCTTAGAGATTTAAAAGACTATGATTTTAGAACACCAAAGTTTTGGCAAAACATACCAGAGACACAAACATTTAATTTTAAACAATTAAAAGAATGGGCGGGGCTTGACTTGAACGATGATCAGCACAATCAACCTTGGTGGAATGTATTAAAGAGAAACTTTACCCCACGACAAACAGCTTACTTTGTACTGCTTTTGAAAAAGTATGGTCAAGCAAAATTAAATCAAGACCCTAGAATTATTATCGATACTATACACTCTGTTAAGGGTGGTGAGGCAAATAATGTTTTGTTATATTCCAAAACGAATTGGCCCGCTTCGTTTTCTCACAAGACAAAAGAAGAAAAGTCAGATGAGAAAAGGGTATATTATACGGGGGTTACAAGGGCAAAAAACACTTTACATATCTTATCCACAGATTATAAATATAATTATCCCATAGGGATGGATTACCTAATGTATTTACAGGAGAACACATGAGTCCATACTTTGAAGAACTACCCATTGGTCAATTTTTTAGTCCCAGACTACACGATAGAGTTTGGAATCCAGAAACTGAGTGGGTTAAATACTACAATTTTACAGCTTGTTCAGTTGACAATGATATTTTATTTGAAGATGAATTTTATCATTGGTTATATACACGACACAAATATAAAGCTGGTGTATTGCGAATGGAAAATAAAACGATGTACAATTGGCATTGTGATACAAAAAGAGGTGTCTGTATAAATTCTATGATTGCAACACCAAACACGTCTTACACATTCTTTAGAGAGTATTCTGATGTTAGTCACAGTTTAGTAGAGTTACAATATTATCCTGGTAGTAGATTTATATTTAACAATCAAAAAGAACATATGGTTATAAATTATGATGGTTTACGTTTAATGCTAACAATTGAGTTTGCAGAGGATAAAAATAAACTATCGTATATTAATTTACTAAATGAAATAAAGGAGGATTATATTAATGGTTAAAGATTTATGGAAACGTGGCGGTCAATATTACACACAGTTTTCAATACAACCCTCACAATTTATTAATGAGAACAAAATTTTATTTGCAGAGGGTAATGTGATAAAATACATCTGTAGGCACAGAGGAAAGAATGGACGAGAGGATTTAGAAAAAGCAAAACATTACATTGATATGATTATAGAACGAGACTATGAAAAAGAAACAATATAAACGAAAATTTAATCTTGGTGGATATGATCCTAATATCTACAAGAAAATAAAAAATGACAAGCCTTCAACTGACATTTAATTTTAAAAAACACATATGGTCTGCTCCTGTTGATTATCGTGATTTGTCTGGCGCAAAAGAAATTGCAATAGATTTAGAAACAAAAGATGTAGGCATAAATGAGGGTTTAGGTGCGGGTTGGGCTACAGGCCGTGGCGAGATTATAGGATTTGCAGTCGCAACAGAAGGGTTTCAAGCTTATTATCCATTTGGTCATTTTGGTGGTGGTAATCTAATCAAAGAACAAGTTTTGAAATATATGCACGATGTATGTCGATTACCCTGTCGTAAGATATTTCACAACGCTCAGTATGATGTAGGTTGGTTAAAAGCATATGGTATCGATGTACGTGGTGAGATTGTTGATACTATGATTGCGGGAGCTTTGATCGATGAAAATAGATATACGTATAAATTAAATTCTTTAGCCAAGGATTATCTAGGAGAGTTAAAAGCAGAGACAGACTTAGTTGAAGCTGCTAAAGCACATGGTGTTGATCCAAAAATGGAAATGTGGAAGTTACCCGCAGAGCATGTAGGATATTATGCAGAACAAGATGCACGGCTCACGTACCTATTGTGGCAACGATTTAAACACGAAATATATAAACAGAATCTTCACACAGTATGGCAACTTGAAAAATCTTTATTGCCTATTTTAATAAAAATGCGACAGAAAGGTATTCGTGTAAACACACAACGCGCTGAACAATTAAAAGTTAATTTTGTAGAAAAGGAAAAAGAAATCTTGCACAGAATAAAAAAGCTTGTTGGTAAAGATATTGATATCTGGGCGGCACGCCAGATTGCTTTTGCTTATGATAAATTAGGGTTAGAATATCCTAAAACAGCTAAATCAAAAGAACCTAGCTTTACTCAAAATTGGTTAGTTAACAGTGAGTACGAAATATCTAAACTAATAGTTAGTGCTAGAGAGATTAATAAGTTTCACAATACATTCTTAAATTCCATTATGCGATTTGAACACGATGGTAGAATTCATGCAGAGATAAACCAATTACGGTCTGACACAGGAGGCACTGTATCTGGTCGATTATCTATGAGTAATCCTAACTTGCAACAGCTCCCAGCAAGAAATAAAGAGTTCGGACCCATGATTAGGGGTTTATTCTTACCAGAAGAGGGTTTTAAATGGGGTAGTTTTGATTACTCGCAACAAGAACCACGTTTGGTAGTTCATTATGCATCTAGTATTGGAGAGGGCTATGAGGGCTCTCAGGAGCTTGTTGAGGCCTATGCTAATGCAGATGCTGATTTTCATCAAACTGTTGCTGATCTAGTTGGTATTGACAGAAAACAAGCCAAAACAATTGGACTGGGTTTAATGTATGGCATGGGTAAGAATAAATTAGCTAATATGTTGGGTTTAAATTTTGATGAAGCTAGTGCTTTAATTGGTAAGTTTAACAGAAGAGCACCTTTTG